CAACTGTTTTCCAAAAGATATTGACAGCTTAATTAAATGGTGTAAAGAAAACAACGTTGATACTGAAATAATTGAAGCCACTAGAAAAGCTAATGTTCGCATATTAAAAAGTCAGGGCTTAACTGAGCAAAAAGCCGAAAAAAAATGAAAAACTTAATTTTATCAACATTAACAGGAACAATTTGTGGGTTTGCGTTTGCTAAACTAAACCTACCTATTCCAGCTCCTAATGTTTTAGCGGGTGTAATGGGAATATTTGGTATTTTCTTGGGTTATAAATTAGCAGGATTACTATGAAAAAAACAGTAATTATTTTATCAGGAGGGCTTGACTCTACTACCTTAGCCTATTATTTAAAAGATAAGGGGCATAAATTATATGCTTTGACTTTTAATTACGGGCAGAAGCAAAAAGAGGAAATCTCAGCTGCTTTAACTATTACAAAACAGTTAAAGATATCACATAAGATAGCTGACATATCTTCAGTGAAAGACCTTCTTAAATCAGCTCTAACAAAATCAGATATTAAGGTTCCTGACGGGCATTATGCTGCAAATAATATGAAATCAACAGTAGTGCCTAATCGTAACATGATTATGCTTTCAATTGCGGCTGGATATGCTAGTTCAATTGAAGCTGAAAATATTGCTTTTGCTGCTCACGGAGGCGACCATTTTATCTATGCTGATTGTCGACCCTTATTTGTTGATACCCTAAATCAAGCGTTAATAGCTTCTTTTTACGATGATAACGTTAAGCCTTTAATAATTGCCCCTTTTTCAAATTTTAATAAAACAGATATCGTTAAGGTTGGGCACACATTAAAAGTGCCTTTTGAATTGACATGGAGTTGTTACAAGGGTGGCAAAAAGCATTGCGGGCGATGCGGAACTGATAATGAAAGAAAGGAAGCATTTAGATTAGCTGGTGTACCTGATCCAACTGAATATGAAGATGAAACAGGAGTTTTTAGGGGTTGATTAGAACAGATAAAGGCATTATTATAAGTATATGCCTTTGCCTAAAGATAAAACTAAAATAGAAGAATATAAACGGAAACTTTCTGAAGTGGCTAAAAAAAGAGGATTTGGTAAGTGGATGTTAGGAAAGAAGCATACAGAAGAGACGAAGAAAAAGATGAGTAAGATACAGAAAAAGATTGGTAATACTCCTGAAGAAAGAAAGAAGCGGTCAAAAAGGGCAAAAAAGTTAGGTTATGGGAAGTGGATGAAAGGAAGGAAAAACACTCCTTTTTTATTAGGAGCTAAAAAGGAAATTAGAAAAAGGAAGGGTAAAACTTATGTGGAAATATATGGAAAGGAACGAGCTGTTACTGAAGCTAAAAAGCGTTCAGAAGGAAATAAAAAGTTTGATTTAAGTAATCAAAGGCATACTTTAAAGGGCCAGCAAAGATGTGATGAGGCTAGAAAAAAAATTGCTTTAAATCGTAAAGGTAAACCTTACCAAGAAATCTATGGTGATAGGGCAAAAAATGAAGTATTAAAACGAAAGTTAAGTCTCAGAAAGAGATGGATAGGCAAGAGAAAAGCAGACTTAAGACCTAAACATAATAGTGATTATAGATATACCGAATGGCGAAATAAAGTTTTTGAAAGAGACAATTATACTTGTCAGGTGTGTTTTATTAAAGGTGGTTGTTTAGAGGCACATCATATTAAACCTTGGGCAAAATATCATGAGTTAAGGTATATTGTTAGTAATGGCTTAACAGTACATAAGGGAAAATGTCATAAAAAGGCAACGAAATATGAACAATAAATTATATTATAAATGGCAAGACTTTGAAAAAGATTGTAAATTTCTTGCTAATCAAATTGAAAAAGACGGATTTAAGTATGAAATGGTAGTTGCCATAACTAGAGGTGGCTTATTCGTTAGCGGATTAATTGCACAATTTTTTAAGCCTTGTGCAATTGAAACAGTTTCTCTTAGTTCTTATAAGGGCGATAAAAGAAAAAAACTGATTATATTCAAAGGAATAGATAAAAAATTACCTTGTGAAAAATCAGCTCTTATTTGTGATGATATTATTGATACTGGCGAAACAATGAGAGTTGCCAAAAAATTATTTCCTAATAGTAAAATTGTGGTGTTACATTATAAATCAAAAAATAAACCTATTATTAAACCAGACTATTATTGTCGGGATACCGATAAATGGATAGTCTACCCTTGGGAGGTGAATGAAAAATGAGTTTACAAAGTGGATCTACAAAACCATCTAAAAATAAAATTGATAGCAAGAAACTCTATAAGGCAGCAGAGTTGTTGTTAGACGCAATAGAAGGAAAGAAAAGAAGAGAAGGAACAGAAAGAACCCCTGAAAGAATAGCTCGTGATTGGCCAGAAATTTTTGAAGGTTATAATTACGAACCAAAAGATATTCTTAATAGAACCTTTCAAGCAGAACGATATGATGAAATGATAATCGTAAGCACTGACTTTACAAGTACCTGCGAACATCATATATTACCGTTTAAGGGCACAGCTTGGATAGGATATGTTCCTAAAAAAAGAATTGTAGGATTGGATAAATTGATTAAGCTTGTTTGGATGTTTTCTAAAAGACTTCAAAATCAAGAAAGAATTACTCGTCAGGTGGCAGAATCAATTAAGGAAATTTTAAAACCCCTGGGAGTTATGGTTGTGTTAAAAGCTAGTCATGATTGTGTTTCCTTAAGAGGAACAAAATCAATTAATAGTATTACTACAACTTCTGCCTGTTTTGGTATATTTAGAAAAAAAGCTGAAGCAAGAAATGAATTTTTAAATCTTATAAAAAAATGAAGTTGTATTTTGCCGGATATAGTGCCTATTCAGATGAAGCTAAAAAAGCGGGTTTACAAAACCTACTTGAATCTTATTTAACTTTTAGAAATAAATCAAGTAATAACGATTTTGTTCAATGGCATAAAAAAAGAGGTTTATTAGGTAAAAGTATTTTTTTAGACTCAGGTGCTTTCTCTGCTTGGACGAGGAAGGTTTCAATTGATATTGATGACTATGCCTCTTTTATAAAAAAGTATCGCCCTTATCTAACAGTTTATGCTAACCTAGATGTAATCGGTGATGCTAAGAAAACTCTTAAAAATCAAGAATATTTAGAGAAACTAGGGTTAAAGCCTTTGGCAACTTTTCATATTGGTTCATCTTATTCTGAATTAGAAAAAATGGTTAAAAAATATGATTATATTGCTTTAGGAGGGCTTGTGGGGGTTCCTAAATCCCGTAGAATTAAACATCTTGATAAATGTTTTCGCATCATTAGATTAAAATCTAAAGTTCATGGTTTTGGCATTGGTGACTTAGAATTAATGTTACGTTATCCCTTTTACTCAGTTGATAACACCAACTGGATACTTGGAGGGAGAGTAGGAGCAGTTTACCGCTTTGATAAAGAAACAATTAGACTACAAAGCACATGGTATAAAGATAAGCGAATTTTTGATAGAATAAAGAAAATAGATATTTATAAGTTTTTTGATAAAAAAAGTAAGGCACATAAAAATCGTACCTTAGAAAATGCTTTTATATTTAAAGAAATGGAAGCTTTTGTAACTCGTGTTTGGGAAAAAAGAGGTGTTAAATGGCAAAATTAAAATATTCTCACAAAATAAAAACTATTGATGTAAACGAAATTAGGCTGAATAAATATAATCCTAATGTCATGGAACCTGAGTTGATGACGCAGTTAAATGAAAGAATGAAAGAAGAAGGGATACTTCAACCCATTCTACTTCGTCATATTGAACCAAAAGGGAAAATAAAATACGAGGTTGTTGATGGCGAACACCGCTATCTTGCCGCTAAAAACATTGGTTATGAAGAAATCCCCGCTATAGTGCTTGATAAAAAGCTTCCTGAAGCAATGATTTCTTCTATTAATATGAATAAACTAAGAGGTGAATTTGATACTTTAAGATTAGCTGAAGTAATTCACACGCTTCATAAAACCTACTCAATTGAAGAACTGGAAAGAAAACTTGGTTATACTTCTGAACAAGTCAAAGGATTAGAAAACTTACTTGAATATGATTTTGATTCGTTCAATGATGAAGGCGTTAAACTTGAAGAAAATATGCCCGAAGAATACGAATTTAAAATTATGTTAAATGCTAAGCAGAATAGAATTATAGAAAAAGCTATTAAGATAACAAAAAAAGAAGATATCCCTGATGCTTTAGTAACTATCTGTTTAGAATATCTAACAAAACATGACAGAAAATAATACTAATAATACATTACCAACGACCCAAGAATTAGATTTACGGGCTCAAAATGCCGACCCTGATAAGATACATATGATAGCTTTTCGAAGAGGTAAAGTAAGAGAGTTGGTGAGAATGGGATATGAACCTCATCAAATTGTTGAGATTCTTAAAAGAGGTATCAAGGTTGGTAAAAATAAGAAAGAGATTGCTATTTCTGTCAGTAAAGAAGTTGTTAAAAATGATATAAATTATCTTAGACAGGAAGACCTTTCACAAGATGTAGATTTTGCTGAAAAGAGAGCAGAAATATTAGACAAGCTTCGATTTTTATATAATCGAGCAATTACCGAATACATGAACGCTAAGGGAGCAGCTAGAAATAGCTTTATGAACACAGCCTTAACGGTTTTGAGTAAAATAGTAGAAATAGAAGGTATAAAATCACCTGAAGGATTAAATGTTAATTTAGGAGTAGAAACAAGAATAAGTAAATTCGCTACTGAAATTTATAAACTAAATAAAGATGACAAATCTATTATTCTCACCGCAATTCGCAAAGTTCGTAAACAACGCAAACTTGAAGGAATTGGCAACACTGGAGTTCCTAGCCAGCCATCCAGAATACCAGCACAAGCCAGTAACAATAAAGGAGTTTCTAGAAAATCCTAATTTTGTTACCAAACAGGATGCAGCTAGACCATACAATAAACAACTCTTAATTAAAATCTTTGATGATGTTGACGGAGGTTTTGAGAGCTTTGAAAATCTAGGGAAGTATGAGGAAGTTCTTTACATTGCTGGCATTGGATCTGGGAAGTCTTACGTTTCTTCAATGGCGATAACCTACATTATTTATCGTCTTTTATGTTTAGCAAATCCACAAGAATACTTTAGATTTGCCAAGGGCACTAGGATTGCCTTTATTAATGTTTCTAAGTCGTTTAGCCAAGCCAAAGACATTGTTTTTGGTGAAATCAAAAATAGAATTGATAATAATCAATGGTTTCAAAACTTTTATCCTCCCGACCCCAGAATTAAATCAAAAATTAGATTGCCTAAAAATATCTTTATTCTCCCTATAGGTTCAAACGAAGAAGCTCCTCTTGGTTATAATATTTTTGGGTCAGTTATTGACGAAGCCTCATTTCACACTTTAACTAAGGATAAAGACTATGCAGAAGAATCTTATAACCAAATTAAGAAACGTATCCGTTCTCGATTTTTCAGTAAGGGCAAAATGTTCATTATTACTTCTCCTAGATATATTTATGATTTTGCCGAAAAGAAATGGAAAGAAGAAGAAAATAATCCCAAAGTGTTTAGACAAAGAACTCCTCTTTGGGAAGCAATGCCTAAAGATATGTTTAAAGGAAAAAAGTTTGACTTAGGCAATTATATCCTGCGATATCAAGGCAAAGGGGTAATGATACCTACTGAATATGAAAATGAATTTCAACAGAACCCTGAAAGAGCAATGCGAGATTATGGGGCAGAGCCTTCAATGGCAATTCAAGGCTTTTTCAATGACCCTGATGTCATCATTGCTAACATCAACTCTAATAGAAAACATCCTATCAGCCCTAAGACTGGCGAATTTTCTGAATGGTTTTATAATTTAAAAAGTAGTGAAAATTTTGATTATGATAAGCGATTTATCCATATTGATTTAGGATTAAATAAAGAAGGTAAAGGTGATTGTGCAGGTTTTGC